TCTCTACCCCCATTGGAAGATATAAATTAAGCAATAGTAATCTTGCAGATTTTAGTAGCATCTACAAGTGCGCAAAGGTAAGCAGTGCGGAGATATACAGAGTTAGTGCGGGTGTCCTTATCTCTGTCTTGCTCTGCTTCAATATCTTTCTTCATAAAGAGCTTAACTGCTTCATTAGTCATAACATAAGCAGTATCAGTAGCTTTAGAAGCGATAACTGGAATACCAGCTACAGTGCCTACTTGTCCATTGTAGATAACTTCGCCCATACGAGCAGTCTTATAATCTTCATCTTTACGAAGATCAGCTTTCTTATCATTAGGAATTACTACAAATACTTTGCTTTCATCCTCTAAGTTAAGCTCGCTAATAGCATCTACAATAGCTTCATAACCAAGAGCTGCAGCATCTACATTAAGAGTAGCTTTTGCGCACTCTGCGAAGAAGTCTGCATTAAGCTTGTTAGTCATAAGCTCAGTAGCGCCTTTTACACCATTATCTACAATAGTGTTATCCTTCATAAAATCTTCATCTTGATAGTCAAATGCTTGCTGCACCATTTTTACTGTGTAGTCAGTGCCTACAAAGCCAATAGCACCTCTAGTAGTGTTGCCTTCGCCTACTCCTACTTCTTCTGCAGCGCCAGTGTAAGTGTATACATTGATAGTTTTAGTCATACCAGCTTCTTGTGCTAAGCTAGTGTCTACTGTCATAAGGTTGCGAGTGTTTACTTTAGTGTTAAGTAATTCAGTAGCTTTTGCTTCAATTACTTTGTTATTAAAAACTGTGTTTGCCATTATAAATAGCCTCCTTGATATTAGTTAAAAAATTTCTTAAATAGCTCTGGATTATTTTTCTCCAGTGCCGCTAGTTCTGCCATTGATAATTTCATAGCAGCTTCTTTAGTCATTTCAGCGCCAGCAGCTCCATTACCCTTTGGAGTATTGCCAGCTAAGCGCTTTTCTACTTCTGCCTTTACTGCAGCTTTAAAAAGCTTATCTAACTTATCTATATTGGCTTGACTTGCTTCTACATCATCTGTAATAGCGATAATATCCGCAAACTCAGCGCTAAGTCCTCTAGCAGATAAGACACTTTTAAATTCGCTCTTATTGCGCTCTATAGTAAACTGTGCTAACTGCTCTTCAAGTTCCGCAATTCTATTATCTTTTTCTGCCTTTTCTCTTTCGCTGCCATCAAGCTTAGATAAGCTTAATTGTTTATCAAATTTCTTCTGCTGGGTTTTAAGAGCAGCAGTTACTCTCTTATCTGTTTCGCTTTGAAGTAAAGCCAATACCTCTTCTTGCGTATAGGTTTTTACTTCTTCATTAGTTGCAGATTCAGTGCCTGCCCCTTCTTCAATTACACTAGTGTTATTAGTCATATCTTCCATTGTTAAAACTCCTTTAAGTTAGTTAGCCTGTGCTAACTCCCTTTTTAAAAATATTTAGTTGTTTCTTTAAAGTCTTGCCCCTAGTAAAAAAGACTGTTATTATTCATCTACCACTGGCACTATGCAGCATCTGCATCTGGGGTGTGCTGGTATAGGCATCTGCGATCCTATAGGATATTTCTTCTTATGGAGCTTGCCGCAGATTTCGCATCTGCGCTCATCTTTATCTGCCCATACTTGCACATACTGTATGCCATAATCTTCATAGCGCCTTTGTGCTGCTTGCGTTTGTATGTGCCCTAGTTCAGTGCGCACTAGCGCATCTGCCCTAGAATAGCTAACATTAAATCGCTCTTGCAGCAAGTTCTTTAAGTCAGTAGTTTTCTTTCCAGCAGCTACAGTGTGAATTAGTCCATTATTTAGTGCTTCTGCCAGCTCTTCTGTGTTTTCCCATATTCGCTGGCTCCAGCTCTTACCATCTGCCGCCCATACTTGACTAAGCAGCTGCTGCACTGCGGCAGTATCTATAGAGCTATAAGTTTTTCCACCATCAAGCGCTATAGAGTAGTAAACTTCAAAGAAATTAGTTTCAAAAGCTTTAGATAAAGCAGCTATTTCTCTTTCTCCTAATTTCCTTAGCTCTGCTCTCATTTGCGCTTGCGCTTCCCAATACTTATCAAGCTTGTATAAGTCTGCTGGTGTCGGCTCTCTATCATCGCCAATAGCAGCAAGAAGCTTGTTATAAGTATCTTCAAAATCACTCATAACTTTTTTAGTGGCATTAGCATAATATTTTGCTAACTGCCTTTCTACTTGTTTAGTATTTTTGGCGCTTATATTATCTTGCGCTTGCGCCATTCTATCTTGCCAATAACTCACTACTATACCTCCTTTTCAATACTAAGTGAAAATATGAGCATATAGTTTTAAGCTTTTCGCCCAAAAATTATTCTTCTGTTTCTTCTTCATCTTCGCTAGTGAAGTTACCAAAACCAAAAGCAGCCATATTTTCTTCTTTTTGCTGCTTAAGTGCTTCAAGCTCTGCATTAACATCGCTTATAAATGGTATCTGGCTTAATAAGGTTGCATCGCTTACAGTGCCTTTTAAGCTATTAACCATAGCTATAGTGCTTGTAATATCTTCTGGAATATTGCGCTTGAAGGTAATTTCTATATCTCTATAGACTTCTTCGCCAAGCTTTAAGGAAGCAATACCGCAGATAATCTCAATTCTGCGCTGCAGCGCTTTCTTCATTTCGCCTTCGATCTTGCCAGCTCTTGTTTCCATTCCAGTTAATCTATATTGAATAGCAATACCAGAGCTTACACCGCCTACAAAGCTTTCGCTACTAAAGTCTGGGCATTGTGCTATCCTATAAATACTTTCGTGTATTCTTTTTAAAATGTTTTCTACTTGCGCATCGCTTGCATTTTTAGTAAGCCAGTTAGCAGTAGCGCCAGTAGGCAATACTAATACTCTATTAGCCTTCATAGCTGCTATATCTTCTGCATCAGCATCTACACCTTCTAATACCATATAGGCATCGCAGAAGGCGCTATAATCATCTATTTCTGCGCTTAGCAGCTCATTAGCTGCATCTTGCAAGCCTATAATGCAGTCAAATATGCTGCGCTCATTAGGAAGCATAAAGATATTAGCTGGGCACTGGCTAAAGTAGTGCGGCTCTGCACTAACAAAGTTAATGTTTCCATTTCTACCATACATAGTGTAGTGCTTTACATCATAATCGCTATAAACATCTACATAGTGTTTATCTGTATTATCCCATTCGCTAGCCTTATAAACTCTTACAAAGTATAATAAGTCATTAGTTAAGCTATCATCATAAACACCAAAGCAGCTAGTAGGGTTGATAAGCTTAAATCTAGTCTTACTATCGCTATCAATATACATAAGCTCTGCAGCAATACCATACACTAAAGCATCCAGTAAAAAGTTAGCATCTTCTGCTTGGTAATCGTTATAGCGCAAAATATCCATTACTTCTTCTATATCTTCATTACTTCTGTAAGAAATATGGCTAGGAGTAGCTAAATATCCACAATAGCTATCCACAATATTCTTGCAGTAGTTGATAACTGTTTTATTACAAGGCTTTGTTTCATCCGCATACTGTTTATTTAAAATAGCTTGTAAGCCATCGTAATAGTTTTTATACTTATTTAGCTTAGGCTCTACTTCTACAAAAAACTTATTAAGCATCTTCTGTAAAAGCTCTGTGTTTAACTCTGTATCTTTGTTAAGATAAAACATTAGTCATTACCCCCTATCAATTTTAATAATGGAGTAAATAGCTTCTTAATCTCTTCTACCTTTTGGCGAAGCTCTGCTATTTCATCTTCTGCAGTAGGTATAATTTCTACTACTTGCTCTTCTACTTCTTTTATAATTCCTTCTGGGAATTCTTTATTTATAATTAACTGTTTCATTATGCCAATACCTCCACATATACTTTTGTGCCAGCTTCAAAGGTTACACCAGCAGAGTTAGTAATACCTAAAAATGGTGTATAGTTCTTAATGCCAGTATGATTATATCCACCTAAAATAGATTTTGGTGCTACATTACTATTTGCTGGTGCTTGAAAATGTGGGTTAGGCAAATGCCCTATACTATGAAAACCTTTTTTATAAGTGTTACTATATTGATAATCAAATATATCCACTGCGGCAGTGGTTACATAGGTTACATTAGCATTACCCTTGACATTATAGCCAGATACCAAAGCATAGCTATATGTTTTTTTGTTTTCATCTTGTAATAAAACAGTAGTCCAGAAGGCATT